GTCGTACGACTGCCTCGTCGAGCGTGCCGGCGAGTGTGACGATCTGCGCGATGCAATGCTTCGATTCCTGCCCGATGCGCGCGACGCGCGCCGCGGCCTGGATGTTCTCCACTGCGACCCACGACGGCTCGACGAGCACGACGCGGTGCGCCGCGGTGAGCGTGATGCCGGTCATGCAGGCCTGTTGCTGGCCGATGAAGACGCGCACGTCGGGGTCGCGCTGAAAGTCCTCTATGGCTTTGCCCCGCGTGAGCGGCCCCGCGCCGCCGTCGATGTAGCTCACGCCGAAGTGCCCGAGCACGTCGCGCAGTAGGTGGAGCACGCTGCGATGGTGCGCGAGGATGACCACCTTCATCGTCGGATCTTCCTCGAGCTCCTCGGCGAGACGCGCGGCCACGAGCGGCGCCTTGAGCTCACCGATCAGCCGTTGCGTCGTCGCCATGTGCGGCGACTGAATCAGCTCCTCGAGCCCGCAATCGGTCATGTCCATGAACGCGACGAGCTCTCGGATGCCGGTGTCGTTCACCGCGCCGGCGTCGCTACAGTCGAGCCTCATCGTCTGCCACCACACCGGCGGCACGTCGAGGCCGAGATCCGCCACCGTGCGGCGCAGCATCACCGAATTCAGGATCTCGTTGAGCCTCTCCGGATTCTTCACGGCGATGCAGCGCTCGACCCAATTCCCGCGGAACATGGAGCCGTGCATGACGCACAGCTTCGAGATGAACGTCTGGCGGTCGTAGATCCCGTGCTGCATGAGCACAGTCGGAAAGGTGCTCATGAAGAGCGGCCAGAGGTCGAGCGGATTGCGGTGCATCGGCGTGCCCGAGATCGCGTAGAACGTCGGGACGCGATGCGCGATTCCCTTCGACGGGTTGAGGATCAGTCGTGTGCGCTTCGCGTCGGCGTTTTTGCAGTAGTGGCTCTCATCTAGGAGGAGCGCGTCGGTCCCGAGGTTCACCAGCGCGCCGATGCCAGCCTCGCCGCCGCGCACGATCTCGTCGTACGAGCGCACCACGGGGTAGCCCTCGAAGCCGCACACGCCGAATTCACGGCGCCAGTGTTCGCGGACGATAGCCGGGCAGATGACGAGCGGGCGCGTCGAGCACCGGAGCTGCAACGCAGTAATCGCGGTGCGGGTTTTTCCCGTGCCGACTTCGTCGCCGAGGATGTATCGGTCGTGCTGCGCGAGCGTGCACGCGCCTTCGATCTGGTGATCGAAGAGGTGTGCCGTGTGCGCCATGCGGTAGACGCGGCCGTCGCGCTCGATCATGCGCGGCTCGGTCACTTGAACCACGCGGCCGGCGCCGTCTTCTCAGCCCACGGGATGCCGTGCTTGTCGCACCAGCCCCCGTACGTCGTCTTCGAGCCCTTCGCGAGTTTGTTCTGCGCGTTCTGGAAGACAAAGCGAAGGTCGAGGTCGGGATGCTCCGACAGCACGCGGAGCGTCTTCGCGCGGTCGCCCGGCGTGAAGTACCCCTTCGTCTCGATATAGAAGCGCTTCGCTACTTTCTTCGGCTTGAAGTCCGGCGTGTACTTGCGCGGAACCGTGTACGTGAACGAGTCGGGCTCGTACTCGTACTCGATTCCGCGGTCTTTCAGGTCTTTCGCAAAACGCTCCTCGAAGGTTGACCGCAAAATGATTTCATGAGCTCCGCCTGTGCTGTGAGATTATCCGAGGATCGTCAGTTTCGCGCGTTTCACTTTCATCGGCTCGAGTCCGGGGTATTTAGCGTCCATGTCCCGAACCCAATTCCGTGCCCGCTGTCGCGTGCCGAACACCTCGATCCACTTGAGCGATCCCGAGGTGACGACGTACACGTAGACCGGCGGCTCTTTCACTGCTTCCGCTTCTGCGCGAGCGAGCGACGGAGGGCCAGGAGTCCGCGTTCGATACGGAAGATCGTCGCGTACGTGGGGCCTTGCGGCCCGAGCTTACTGAAGAGTCGCGAGAGCTGGACTTCGGACATCTCGAGCTGGCGTGCGAGCTCCGAGCGTGTCGCCCCGATCTCCGTGAGCTTCTTGTCGACACCCGCAAAATACTCCTTCGGATCCTCCTCGATGGTCATGTTGATGCGCGCCATGTATGCCCTTGTGTGTGATGTGGTTCCGTGGTGAAAATGTGAGCGTTCTAATCCAACGCCGTTAATATATGAGTCAGGACAAATTTGTCAAGTCTCTCGGTCAATCAGTCCTTGTACGGGTCGAATTCGTGCGCTCCGGCCATGACAACGATCAGCGGCCTCAACGTATGCAGAACGCGAATTGTGTTCCCCTGCGCGGCGAGCACGTCGGGAAGTCGGCGGTACGCGTGCGGGCTCTCGTCGAGTCCACCGCCGCGAAGGATCACGCCCTTACCCTCGAGCCACTCCTGCATCATCGCCGGCGAGACGAGGCCCGGCGCCTTCTGCTCGCCCGTCTTGCGGTTGTACTTGCCGGCGGCTTGCGTCCGGCTCATCACGCGGCCGGCGCCGTGCACCGTCGAGTACAGCGCGTCCATCGCCAGCAGGCCCCCGCGCCTCGAGCCCTCGAGGATCACACTGTCGTCGCCCATGCTCCCGCCCACGAACCCTTTCTGGCCGGGGAACGCCGGCGTTGCGCCCTTCCTGACGACGATGTAGTCGCGCGGCTCGCCGAAGAAATCGTTGTGCGTCTCGCGCCACGCGAAATTGTGGTGGTTGTGCACGAGCTCGAGCTCCTCGCCGCGAAGGATTCGCATGACCTTCCGCGCGACCCACTCGCGCCCGGCGTACGCGTACCGGCCGGCGAGGTTCATGAGCGCCCAATAGTCGCCGCCGAGCTCCGTGCCGAGGTCCAGCAAGCAGGCCGCTTCCTTGACGCGAGCGCCCCACTGCTCGCCCTGGTTGAGCGCCATGAAGCCGTTCGCGACCGTGTGACCGAAGCCGCGGGATCCGAAGTGCACCCCGACCCATATCGCGCCCGCCTCGTCGTTGAAGACGTCGACGTAGTGATTGCCCGAGCCCACGGTGCCGAGCTGCGCCCGCGCCTTGTCTCGCAGGCTGTCGCGCGCCGACTTGGGGACGCACTCCCACGCGTCGCTCTCAAACAACGGGTGGTCCACCGGCGCGTCGTCCTCGCCGTTCTTCCGCCCGACCCCGAAGGCAATCGTGTTCTGGATCTCGTCGGCGATCTGCTCGAGCTCACGGTTCGTGATGTCCAGTACGTGCAGATCCGTTTTGATTGCAGCGTTGCCACATGCAATGTCGTAGCCGACGCCGGTGACGTCGACCTGTTCGTGGTACGCCGCGACGCCGCCGATAGGCATGATGTAGCCGAGGTGGCCGTCCGCCATCAGCGCCGTCATCTCTGCGCGGCTGGCGACGTCCGCCATCTGCGCGAGTGTGTTCTCCTGGTGCGTTCCGAAGATCGTCGTCGAAGGCTTCATGAGGTCAGCTCCTCCACGAGCCGAAGGAAGTAGCGTTGATTCGACTCGGGATCCGGCGTCTCGAGCTCGCGTTTCACCGTCTCGACGTCCTCGCGCCGCGGCTCGTCGCCGAAGAGCTCGATGACGTTCGCGTACCCGAGGCCCGGCGGGCCCACAGTCACGGCCTCGGCGACAAGCGCGCGATAGTCGATCTGCCTGACTATCTCGAGCGTGATAGGGAGGTACAGCGAGGGCGGCCCGTTGCAGATGTATGCACCGAAGATCCGCTCGTCGAGCTGCTTCTGTAGCACCTTGAGCTGCGGCACCTTGAGCGGCGAGGGCACATCACCCGTCAGCGCTTCGTGCGCGTCGTGCAAGAGCGCGATCAGCCGCGTCATCTTCGTGCGGCCGTCGTTGCGCGCGATCTGCTCGCACACGAGCGAGTGCTGTAGCACCGACCAGGGCGTGCGGCAGTGGCCGCCGAACCGCGGGATCCGGCTCAGGGCGAGCGCGATGTCCTCGAGCGACGGCACGCCGGCGTGCATACTCACCATCGCGCCGGAGTGCGTCATCATGCCCTTCGCGAGCGCCGTCGTGGGGACGCTCACGGCTTCACCGACCGCGACGCGACGAGCAGATCCGCGAGCTCCCGCACGTCGGCCTCTCGCGTATGCCTGTCGAACCCCACGAGGAAAGTCGAGCCCGCGTACTGCTCGTCGCTCCAATTCAGGATCCGGCGCAGTACCGGCAGTAATTCTATGCGCGCTTTGTAGGCCTCGTTCACCTTCTCCTGGCGCCGCTTCGCGCGGACGAGCGAGTGCCAGCGGCCGCACGCGATGATCGCGATGACGGCGAGCGGCACACACAGATAGGCGTCGTTCATGCCCCCTCCATTGCCGCCTGCACGGCGAGGTTGAGCGCCGCAAGGACGCGCACCTCGTGGTCGCGCGGCTGGAACGCCCACCCGAAACCCGAGGCCGGACGCCACTTGAGCGTCTCGCCGTCGTCGAACGTCGGATCAGCGATCATGTTCTCGCGGATACGGGCGTGCATCGCGGCCCCGAGCTCGTCTTTGATGGACCCGTCATCCACGAGCCACTCAACGACATGGCAGAGCCCCGTCCAATCCCCCTTCAGCGTCGCAATCTTCTGCGCGACGACGACCCACGCGGCGCGCTCGGTCAACAGTTTTCTCTTCATGACTGCCCCCTTTGGAACCATTTGCTGCCGTTGGCCCGCATGTACCGGCGGAACCGCACCTTCTGGCGGCCGCCCCCTTTCAGTCCGTACTCGAGCGCGGCCGCGGCGCGAGCTCGGCGTACCGTGTTCACCGCTGGTGTGCCTCGACGCGTCGCCGGCGTGAAGACTCCGCCGACCGGGATCCGCGGAGGCTGCGCGTCGCGAATTCGATCTGCGAGCGGCTTCGGCGTGTGCTTGGCGATCATGTGGACCATCGCCGCGACCATGAGCGGGATCCGGCCCCTCGAGAGCGCGGTCACGCGAGCACCGCGCGCATGGTGTAGAGGACGTCGCGGAACACGGCGACCGTGAGCCCGTTCGTGTTGTGCGACTCGAGCAGCCCGATCTCGATGTCGCCCGGCGCGTCTTCGATCTCTCGCGCGAGCTTGCGGAGGGCCGTCGCGACGGCCGTGAGGTGCGCCTGTGGCGCGTTGTAGATGTCGGGGGGAAGAATCACCGCGGCGCACGCCTTTCCGCACGCCTGGCCCGAGGTGCCCTCTTCGATGTGGTCAGCGGCATACTCGAGCTTCGCCGCGTATTCCTTTCCGTACTTCACGACCGTCTTGTCGGACGGCACCGTCGACTTCGCTGTTTTCGGCATGTCTGAGTTATTCTCCTTTCCCGATAGGGTATCCGCGTGCTGTGTGCGGATCCGTGGGCGGGTGGTTCGGGTTTGTGCATCTCGTTTCGGGGAGGTAGCGGGCGCGAGCACGCACCGCTCAGATAACCCTCTGTCGTGCCCCTTCTCTCGCCCGATGTGGCGAGACTCAGGAGCGGTCTAGCTCAGTCCTTCTCGAAAAACTGTGCGAGGTACTTGATCTTGTCCGAGTCGCCCGCGACGGCTGCGTTGACGGCGGCGCTGAGTCGTCCAAACGCCACGACCGCCTGTGTCACGGCCTGCTCTTCGACAGCGTTGTGAAACTCTTCCGTGCGTCCGCCGAGCGTGTTGCGCGCGGCCTCGAGTGCGAGGCGGAACGCGGGCCCCATGTGCGACGGGAATGAGAACGTGATGCTCGTCTCGGGCTGCGTCGTCGGCCCCTTCTTGGCTACCGGAGCGAGCTGCGCGGCCCCTTTCTTCGTGGTGAGTGCTTTGGCTATATCCTCTTCCTCAGTGTCGGAGTCATAACGAGTCCTTTGTGCCGGCCGATACATCTCCGGGTCACGTCGAGCTCGCTTCGGACAGTGTAGCGAGGTGCGACTAGTTTGTCAAGTATTTCTTCGTACTTTGTGTTACTCGAGGCCGAGATGCGCGTCGGGCCCCTTCCTTCGGGGCCCCGACAAGTGTGACAAGTGGAATGACGTAATACGTTACGTGGCGGGGCGTATCCGTTACGGATTAGGGCGATTTAATCAGGATCCGACGTTGCGTTATCACAATGTCCGATTAGCGGCCCCTTCTCGGCCCCCTTTTCACTCCCACGGCGGCGGAGCTCCGCAGGCCTCCATGTAGCGCTCGTGTGCTTCCTGGTAGTCGAGCCACGCCTGCTCATACTTGACGGCGTCCTCGGGGCTGTCGTCCTTGTAGCGGGCCGCCTGGACGCATTGGATACACTTGGCGTTGAGCGCGGCAAGCATCGCCGCGACGGCCGGGCTCGGCCCCTTCTGTGGGCCGCTCACGAGTGGCCCACCGTGTAGCCGGCGTCGACGAGCGCGAGGATCAGCGACTCGACGTAGCGGTGTTCGACCGCCAGCCCCTTGCCGAGCCATTGCGCGCTGTCCTCGACGTGCTCCTCGAGGTGCGCGCGGGCCCCTTCGTTCTGTGGCGTGCACAGGTACACCGTGCCGGATCCCGAGAAGAGAAAGTCCGGCCCCTTCTGCGCGGCCTCGCGCTCGTCCGCTGGCGTGTCGACATGCAGCCCGGCGGCTATGTTCGCGGCCGCTTCCGCGGCGTCCCATGCCTCGAATTCTTCCCGGCTCTTGACGCGCCGGGCCTCGAGCTCCGCGCTGTTGTTCGTCGCGCCGATTGCGCGCAAGGCCTCGTCCTGCGCGGCCTGCTTGGCCGGCGTGTGCTCCGCCGAGGTCGGATCCTCGGAATCGTCGCACGAGCAGCGCGTGACCCACTGGCCGCACTCCGGGCACCTGACCCCGTAGCTGTTGGCCTCCCCGTTCGGGTCAATCGGCGCGGTGACGAATTTCTCGAGCGCGGCGCTCAGCCCGGCCATATCCGCGGCGCCGCTCATGAAGTCCGTCGCCGGCACGCCGGGCACGTAGTCCCGGCCCGTGAGCTCCTTGTAGAGCCTGTCGGTGTCGAGCCCCTTCACCGCGACCGGCACGGGCTCCGGTACGAGCGCGAGCTCGATCAGCCGGGCCGCCCCGGCCGTGTCGTCATTCTCAAAACGGAACACAACGGCCGGCGCGATCATGTCGAGCATTTCCGCGACGCGTGCGAGCTCCTTGTC